CCACATGCCTGTCAATAATAATTTTTGTTTTGTATGCGTATTTGATCCTTGGGTCTGAATAAACAAAATCAGTCCAAGTCTTTCTGCTCTTTCTGTAATCAATATATTTATTAGGCCATACCTCAAGATCAATAATATCTGCATTGAATGGGATTGCGCCCATTGGCTTCGCATAGGACACCAAATCAAACACGCCATGATATTGTTCGAAGCAATCGAATAAAACCTCATGGCCATGGTCGGCTAAGTATTTACAGGCGGGGAGGCATCGAAGAACATCCCCCAGCCTTTGTTGATATTTTATAACTTTAGGTTGCATCATCTACCACGCTTCTATCTTGAATATGGGCAAAGTATCTATTTAGGCGAACCGGGCCGTGGGTCTTTTGTAGTTCTTCCCAAGATTTTAGAAGCCCTGAATAGCCATAAAACTGCTCCTTAAATTCGACTTGAGCTGGGACAGAATAGGCGAAGTGGTCAAAGATCATGCCCATTTCCTCTGTGATTCCCCTTGGGATTCTGATGGGCTGATGGTTCAAGATGGGCGGCTCATGGCTAGTAAAGTGAATACCCTCTCCCCATTTCCAAGCTCGATACCACTCATAAGGGTAGGAGCCCAGCCCGCTTCGGCTAACCACAACCTTTTTCCCGATATGGTAATTGCAATGAAATTGTGCGGTCACTCCGGGGGTGCGGTCTTTTAGCAAATCATAAACCGCCGTCATCTGCTCTGTAGTCCAAAATTCATCGGCATCCTGTTCCATCACAACCCCGCAATCCACTCCCTCAAGAGCCTTGTTCACCATTTCAATCTTGCCATTAAAGGGCTTGTTTTGAGAATAGATTTTTACCTTATCGTGTTTTAGATTTTTTAGATATTCATGCGTTCCGTCTATGGATCGAAATTCCTTGTGCCATTTGTCTGGGACTTGCTTACACCATCTTGTGCAGTTGGTCGGCTGGCTTACGCCCTCGACAATTCGCCATTGCCAAGGGATTTGTAGCTTTTGGTAGGCTTCTATCTTTTTGCTTATGAATGGCTCGCCATTTAGCACTATCGTGAATATGGTCAGCATCTTAATATCTCCTCAAAAATCTGCATTTTTGTAATTGCAGGTTCCCAGCCCCATGTTTTTTTTGCAAGAGAATTATCTAGAACAATTTCCTTCATATCCATTTTTCTCTGTTCAAAGTAATTTACTTTTCTTTTGCCAAGCCTTTCTCTGCAAAAATCAGAAAGCTCGTTTAATGTAAAGGAGTTGTTGATTCCACCAGAAACATTGCAAAGTGTTTTTCCTCTTGCAAAAGACGCTTTTGCTACTAGCGGGATAAGGTCTTTGGGGTGAAAAACATCTCTTTTTTGATTGCCTCCAAACCCATAAATATTCATTTCTTTTTTATGTTTCCATGAGTTAATCCAATAGGATATAATGCCTTGGTCGCTCTTGCCAAATTGCCCTGCCCCGGCCATAAGCCCGCATCGGAAAATGTGGCTTGGGAAATCAAATTCGCTAATTATCAATTCCGATGCGTATTTAGAGGCTCCATAATGGCTTCTTTTCCCGACCATTGAACAATTTTCTGTTATAGGGGATAGTGACTCAAGCGGGTAAACCCTGCTTGATGAAATATATATCAAAGTTGCACCCCATTCTTTTGCAAGCTGACATATTTTGACGGTTCCCCACAAATTTGAACTATAAACGGTTTCGGGGGCTATTTCGTTATATCCCGCCATCACGCTTGGATTGGCCGCACAATGAATTATTACATCGTGAGGCTCTTTCTCATGAAAATTCTGAACATCGCAAATAAATAACTTTCTTCCTTGCTTTCTAAAAATTTCTGCATTTTGAGATGTTCCTTCTCTTGATAGATTGTCCAAAAGGGTCGCGTTTTTGAAATAGTTGGAAATGATGAATCCGACAAATCCACAAGCTCCTGTTATGAGCATATATCCCCCCATTCTTCTTTTGCCACCGCAACATCAAGCGAGCCATCTTTTCTAATTGTATCGAAAAGGGCGGAGGTTCTTTTGATTGGCAATGGATGAATGGCGTAGGCCAAAAAAGTTTCTGGATGAAAAATTCCGCCCCTTGAAATATATTCGTCCAATCTTGCAAATCTGTTGAAGTAGGCATCCATCCAGCATCTTTTCCCAAAGGCAAATCTGTCGTTATATCCCCAGTAATTGCAAAACTTGGGGATATAAATTGCGTCATCTTGGGGTTCTTCGGGAAGTATTCTGAATGCCAAATCCGGCCTCAACCTAACAACGCAATCCGCATCAATGCCGCTTTTGTCGAAAATTTGCCAAACTCTTTGCATTGCCCAAAGTTGCCGAAGAACGCTTTGGATGCCGTGACAACCCCTGCCAATTTGCCAAGCATATTCCCTTTTTTCCTCAATATATGGCTGTTCCTCAATCACAACAACATTGGGTTTAAGCAAGAAGGCTTTCTCGGCATCCTCATCTTTTGCGGCGTGAACCATCCAATAAGCTTCGGGATAAAGACTTTTTAATTGCTCTGCGGTTTTGTCCAAGCTCCGCATCTGACCAGAAACAAGGACTGCGGTTTTCAAGATGCCTTCAATTCTTGTACCAACGCCTTGAATTTCTTATGCCCATCGGATTCAAGAATATAAGAATCATCAATTTTTGCCCCATCATATTTTTCAAGATGGCCTTCCTTGCGAAGCGTTGCCAGCGGGGTTCCCTCAATCTCTGCCGTGCCGGATAGCTGATAGGAGTCGAATGGAAGGTTCTTGATAAATCTTATGGTTTCCTGTCTTTGGTCTGCTGTTTCGCCGGGAAGGCCAACCGTGAATGTCCCATGAACAGTCATTCCGATTTCTTTTAAATGCCTAACCACGCCAGCCCCTTCCTCCAAATTAAGATGCTTATTGACGATATGATCCACAACAAATTGGCTTCCAGATTCAAAACCTAGCTTCACCCCAAAGCACCCAGCATCTTTCATAATTTTCCAAGTCTCAATCGGAATGGTGTCTGCCCTGCACATCGCCGACCAAGGAAGCCCAATTTTGCCCATAACCTCGCACATTTCTAGCGTGTGTTTGTTGCCAAGGTTAAAGGTATCATCATCAAAATAAATACTTTTAAATGGGAACCTTTTCAGAAGATAACCCAAAAAGTTTTCCATATATTCTGGCGTGTAGTAGCGAACGGTTCTTTTGCCTTTTCCATCAGGATCGTTCCCAGTCATCGCCGCAGGCCAAACGCAAAAGATACACTTGAAAGGACAGCCCCTCGATGCCCAGACTTGGGCGTGTGGGAAAATCTGTCCCCTTGGCTGATGGTCGCAATAGTGATTCCAGCATTCGATGGGATATTCTGGAAACGGGGCTTCGTTCATTTCCTTTTGGCTTAAAAGCTCTGCTTCTATCACCCCACCTCTTTCGATTGCCCTTAAAACACCCTTTTCATATTCCCCCTTAACCACGGCGAACACTCCGTTCTTTTCAATGATTTCCTGCGGGGATACCGCCGAGATTGTCCCTGTTAAAATAATCTTCGTCTCTGGAAGAATCCTTTTGATTTCTGCTATGACTTTTTGATCGTGTTCCCAGCTTGGCGTTGCGGTTTCAATCACAAGAAATTCCGGGGCTATTTTCTTTAGCCACTCAAAATATGATTTGTAGGATTCTCTAAGGGCGATGGAATCCCGAAGCTCGGCCTTATATCCAGCCTTCTTTGCGTAGCTTGTTGCATATCCCATAAAAAATGGGAAAGGAATATATTCTCCAAATTGAAAATTGTCGGGTCGGTTAAATTGGGCTGGGTAGGTGTGCGGCCAGCGGGAACCAGCCCTAACCCCGCAAATATTATTTTCCCACCAAGGAGGATTTGAAAAGACGATCATTTTTTAAAAATGGCGGAGCCATTTCTCCAAGATTGAGATTCCCATAAGATAGGATTCCCCGCTGTTTTTAGCCATTGGTAGTTTCCATAATTCTTTATGTCGTTTATGTCGTCTAGGGCGATGATTCCGCCCTCCCTAACCTTGGGAAAGAACACCATAAAATCCGCCCTGCCGGAAAACACCCCGCCATCCAACAAAAGAAAATCAATCTCATCTTTTAGACTGAGATGCCCCCAAACATATTGAGCCGCCACCCTAAATTCTTCCCTGTGCCATTCTGTAATTTGTTCCAATGGATATTGATTTAGGTTTGTTTTTGTCGTTCTATAAAAATCCTCCACGGCCTCTAGGCTCATCCACATCATCGGGTTGCTGGAAAGCTGGTTGATGGCAAGCCCTCCTTGCCTTCCATCAAGATTGTATTTGTGCCTTGCTATGCGGTCGGGGTGAATCTCAAAACTGAATAGCTCCCTTGTTCTAATACATTGCGTGGAGCCATCCCCGGTTCCTCCCCCTATCTCAACGCCAAGGGAAAGCCCCTTGCTGTATTTTGCTAGGGCTTGGCCGAATGGGTCTTGCAGGGTTATTTCTTGCATTTTGGTTTTACTGAATTTTTGATGGCCTCAACAATCACATAATTGATGACTGCTTCCCTGTCCTTGGCAAGCAATTCCATCCCAATCTTGTAAAGTTCTTTTCCCGCCTTTTCATCATACTCAATATCAACAAGCACATATTTTGTTTTGTCTGGGCGCGATTTGCCAAATTTAATCATACCAAGCCCCTTGGCATCTTCGCCTTTTTTGGCTGTCCTAATTCCAATTTGCGGCTTTTCTTTTTTCATAGATGGCTTTTCCTTTCTCATAAAATTCTGGCTTGTTGTGGTGCTTAATTAGATCATCCGGCTTCCCGCCTGTAAAGAGCGGGTTCTCATGCTTGAATTGAATATGCTTGGCCTCAATCACAACTCCATCACCATAAGCTCTTTCTGTAAATTCATTGTCTGAATAGATGCCATCGCTCTCTTGGTATTCGGGGTGGAACATGCATCCGTCCTGCTTCTCAAGCCTCTTTTGCGTCAGAATCGCCATACAAAGGAGTTTATCGGTTCGTAGGCCATCAGATATTGCCAAGACCTTCTCCTCATTTGTAGCCCCAATAGCGTTCGAAATTAGGGCATCCCAATGCCTTGGAGGGCTCCAGTCATCCGACATTTGAATTAAAATATCCCCTTTGGCTTGTTTTGACCCATGATTCCAAGCGTTCACGATTCCGCCGGGGTTGCATCGGATGGCTTGATGGGGGGTGTAATCTTGGGGATCGTTATGATCCACCACAAAAATCCATTCAACCTCAAGGGGTTTTTCGGCCAAGGAGAGCCATTGCCAGCGTCTTTGCCAAGCGATTTGCGGCCTTCCCTTTGTGGCGTGGATGATTGAAATCTTGGGGGCTGGCCTTGCCTTCTTCATCTTTTCGGCCTCGCCAATTTCCCCAACTGAAACACTTGCTGTTTCGTATAGGTCTAGGGATTGCCATTGATAAATGGATTCGTTCAAATTCCAATAATGAACCTTTGGCCTTGGTAGGGTCATGCAAGACCTCATCGCCCCATAACACTTGATCCATTTGCCTTTCCCCGCGTATTCTTGCCCCGCCCAAAAGTAGGCTTCCCTGCGGTCTGGCATAAGGGTAATTGCCTCCCCGAGCCATTTAAGCCTTTCCTTTTCTGGGGAAATTCTGCCAAGATTGCACAGGACATCGTATCGAAGGGTATCCTCTAGGCTTTCAAACATCAGAGCCTTTTTGCTTGTTTCATAGCATTCTGCGGCCTTGCCGGACAAAAACTGCTCTTGGGCTTTATAGTAAAGGGCGTTTGGGGCTGGTTCGATCACATCCTCAATGATTCTAAAATTTCTCTCTGCGCTGGTCGCCTTGTAGCCGTGCGGCTTGTGAACCCTAACGATCCTATCAATCCCAATCAGCTTGTTTTGGTCGTCTGCAACAAGCATTTCGTGAACCCTATTTTTCCATTTGCCCTTGCCTTTTCGCAAGGCCATCTCCCGAAGGGGGTTCAAAGAGGCGTTCTCCACCCAATAACGAAACGCAATTAGGTCTGCACTCTTTTGGTTGGCTTGGTCTATGGCATCGTCCACAATCTGCGGGGCATCCTTCGCCATCTTATCATCAGCATCCACCCAGAAAGACCAATCGCAGGAACAGGCATTTAAGGCCGTATTCCTTGCGCTGGCAAAGTCGTCTATATGAGGCCAGCTAGTTTTTTGATTCTGGTAATAAACGACTTTAGCCCCAAGGCTTTTGGCGATCTCCTCTGTTTTGTCTGGGGCTTGCGATCCTCTTGCGATACAGACAACTGTTTCAGCGGCAAGTGGGGCAAAGCTACGAATACATCTTTCAATATACGCCTCTTCATTTCCGGCGATTAAATATAGGCTAACAGGATTTCGCATGGAGGATTTCAGATTAAGGATTTCTTCTAGGGTTTTGTCAATACCTCTTGGGCATCTTTGGCCGCAGACATATCCGAATAACTAGGAAGCTCGTTCTCCCTGTAAATAGGTTCGGAGCATCCAGAAAGAGTAAGGCACAAAATTATGATCTTAGCCATAAAGAAAGAGGGGCTAGAGTTTTTAGGCTCTAGCCCCTCGGAGGAACCACACAATCTATATTTTAGCTTGCCGAGTAGTCGGTGGTGATACGAACCGCCGCATTGCTGTCGATCACAACCTCATCGGTGTTCATGCGAACACGGAGGACATTGGAACGGCGAGCCTCGTCACGGTAGGATTCGCTGACGAACCCAGCCGCATCAGCCGCCCAAACCAAGGTGCGCCCGATTCCGCCAGCGGTGAACTCGCCGCCAGCGATCTGTCCGACAACGATCTTGCTGTCGGGGACGATGAAGGAGCCCGAGTAGCTCTTGCCCTTGTTGGCGGTGTTGTAGGCCGCACGACCGACTGCGAGCGTCTGCACGCCCAGAGCCGCCGCGATTTCAGCCTCACTCAGAAGGCGAGCCCCGGTGTTGGAGATAACACCGAAGAACTGATTCTGCAGGAGGGTGGAACGGCGAATCAATTCAAACACATTGGCCGACATCGCAATGCAATTCGGCTCATAGCCCAACTTGTTGAGAGCGAGCTTGGCCGCCGCAACGTCACGAGCAACATCAACCGTGGCGATGTTTGTGTTCGTATAGGCAATGGCGCGAGTCTGGTCAGCCGTGGTGAAGGGGGTCGAACCAGCCCAGAGAAGGTCGGCAACACGCTTTTCGTGGCCGAGCTTGATCTGGCGGAGCAAGAAGCGGGCGGTTTCGGACTCCACCGCGAAGAAGCGGTTCAAATCCTCAACGCTACCATCATCAAGCAACTCCTCTAGTCCGTACTCTTCGGTTTGATAGCTCGCTTGGCTGAATGAACGAATGCCCCTCTGAAACTCGGAACCAGCCGAGCGGATGGCCGAGTTGTTGGAGAGGAGGTCAGCCGCCGCAAGCTGAACCTTGAGATAGGTTCCGGCTTTGGCTTGAACATTCTGAAGGGGGAGGAGGGTCGCTCCGATCAATCCCACATCAGCTTGAGGAGCTTCGATCAACGCTTGGTTGATGTCAGCACGAATCGTAGAACCGCCAGCAATATAACTCATTTTCTTTTATCCTTTTTTAGTTGTTAATCTTTAGTCCACTTTGAGAGGAACGGCGATCTCAATCACCGCGCCAGTCTCGGTGGCCGCCTCGAGAGCGATGCCAGCCGAAATAGTGTTGGAAGCCGCCGAGGTCACAAGGCCGCTCGAATCGAAGGAGAGAGAATCTCCAACGGCGCAAGTGCCGGACACGGTGGCAAAATAGGTCGGGTGGAACAGCTTGACCGTGCCGGAATCACCAGCGGCCACATCTTCCTGCGTGAAACCGATGGCGAGAGTCGCCCCGGTCACGGCGGCCTGTGCCAGACCTTGAGTGGTTGCAGACGGCTGAACAGCACGAAACGCGCTAATCGCCGTGGTAAACGTAAAGCTCTTGAAAAAGCCATCAACTTGAGTGCCCATTGTATTTGTATCCTTTGTTTAGATGTTCTTAATACCGCGAGACAGAGCCTCACGATATTCGTTGGGGTTGGAGAGCATGACCGCTTTCATGGCGTTCAGCTTTGAAGTCTTGTATTCGGGGTGAGCCGACACAAGGGCTTCGAAGTTCTTCGGCTCCTCTTTCTTTGCGGGAGCTTCGTCAATCACCGGGGAGGCGGGGACAGGCTTGATGCCGAACTCGGTGAGAACCTTTTTCACAACCTCGGACATCTCCTCGGTCTTGGGCTCTTCCTTTTTCGCCATTTCCTCTTTCGGCTCAACCTCGACTTCAATCTTGGGAACCGAATCCTCTTTTTTCTCTTCTTTGGGAGACATGGCCTCTTCCAGTTTGGCGAGGCGCACCTTGATATCTTCCACTTCCTTACCGTAATCTTTGTTTTCCATTGTGTTTTCTCCTTTTGTCAAACCCTCGCCCTCAACTTGGGCTTCGGGCAGGTCGGTGGGAATCGGCTTGCCGCCAACCATATATCCCATTTTGATTGTTTCTCCAGAGCATTTGGTCTGGGTCTCGGCAAATTTCTGCATGAATTTAACCATCTCTTCAAAAAGTCCGTTTGTTGCCGCAGGGCTACTTACTAGGTCGGCGGAAGCGATGGATTGGGGTCGGATATAGTCCTTGCCGTTGATGGTTTCGGACTCGTTCACGAAAGCCAAGGAAACGCCGAACTGGTCGGGAGCTTCT